TTATAAATATAACCGCCGTCAACTGAACCTTCTGTTTCGATACCTGTATCCCTATTCTCATAAACGGTTGGCTCTAAAAATAACACGTTAGCTTCTTTTTGTTTTTTTACTTCATCTGGATCTAATGATAAGTTACCTTTAATCAATAACATAGCGTCGTTTAAATCACTCATATAGTTAGCAGTATCTGATTCTGCATTATCATACAAATCAATCAAAGTGATTACTTTCTCATAATCTCCTTTTCTTCTTTCGTTGTTGCTAAATTCTGTAATAGGCATACGTTCGAAAGAGTGTGATTCAAAACCGTTTTCACGTGGTGTGAGCTTCAATCCATTTGTTCTACTGGTAAGATATCTATAAACACCGTGAGAAGTAAATAAATCAACTGTAAACACTTCATCTTCGTCAGTCTTGTCTATTGGTTTAGTTCTTAAATATCTAACGCCTGCGATACTATTACGTTCAATTGTATTGTCGTATATGACAAAAGTACTCATTGCATCACTCTTGTATAAACGCGTTTCATCATCTTGGTTTCTAATCATTAACTCATAAGCTTTGCCATAAATTGACAAATCTAATCCTAAAGATCTATTGTGTGACTCAACATCATTTAAATCATTGAACGCCTCAATAGCTTCTAATACATCTTTATCATCATCTTGACATTGAATCGGATTACCTAAGAAATAACCGTTAATAAAATCGCTAATATAAGATGCGTAATCATGCGCTACACGGTTATCTGCCATGTACTCTTCTTTGCGTCGTGTTAACTCAACCAGATTCTTAGTTTTACCTTCGTAATAATCACTTAACACTTTTAATCTAGGTCGTTGGTAATCCATGTGATGTTCAATGTATTTACTTACTTCATTAATGTTTTGTAATAAATCAGACTCTGTCCCGTCATATGTGTAAACAACATTAGCTTCATCGTTAAACAAGTAATTTCTGTTTTCTCGTAAATCAGTATCCGTTTCAAATTCGTTTGCCTTTAACATTTGTTCCCTCCTATAATCCTAGAGATTTAATTACTTTTGTTTTGCTTTCTATATTCTTTTTACGTTTTTTACGTACGATATGATATTTCTCAAGACTATAACGCAATGCATCGATAATATGGTTATTAGCATCTATAGGCTTGTTCAACCACTTACCATCATTATCTTGGTCAAATGTATAAGTGTTGAACTCTTCAATAGCGTGTTCACATGATGGGTGTATAATAACTTCAAAGCCTTGAATGAATTGAATGCCTGGTAAAATAGTATTAGCGCCTTTCAACGCTTTTCTTATACCTTTAATCCCTTTAGATTTCAATTCACTGATCACTCTATCTCCACCAGCCCCATAATCAGCTGCAATATCTACATCACCTAATCCTTTTTTAATAAGCATTTGTTTTATATCATCAGTTAACATCGCTTTTTTATAGTGTTCATCATAGATGAATAACTTTTTGTTTTTTAAATCTACAACCGTACTAACAACTGTTGTAGGGTCTTGACTAAATCCAAAATCCATTCCGTGAGTTATTTCTTGCGTTCTTTTAAACTCCTCAAACCAATCAAAGTCTTCCACTTTAAAATTATCGAATACAAGCCCCTCTGCAACACCCCAATCTCCATCACAAACGATTCTTGCACGTCTAGGATTCTTTATATACAAATCTTCATATCGTTCAATATCGACTTTATCTAGCCATTCATTAACTCTATAAGTTGTTGTATCTGAAAAAGTATTGTTTAATTTTGTTTCTTCATCAAAAAATGTAGGCTTCAACCAATGTCTTTCCGACCACGGGTTAAAAGTGACTGTGATTTGCTTGAAAAATTCCGGACTATCGTAGCTACCACGTATTGACTCAACAACAGTGCTAAACTTAGCGAATGTTTCTATTTGATAAGCCTCTTCAAACCAAGCCCAACACAAAATGCCTGTATCAACAGTAATCGATGTTATTTTCAATGGGTCGTCTAAACCTCTAAACAGTATTTTTTGTCCAGTAGGTTTATACGTTATTTCCGGCAAACTTTCGTTGAATTTAAATAAGTGAGCAACGCCTAATTGGTTAGTTGCCCACTTTAAATCTGTATACGTTGATTGTTTGTTAGTGTTGCTAAATCTTCTGACTACAAGTATATTTGCCCAATCATATTTCATTATTCGATAAATGAGATTAATAGCGGTAGTTTTACTTTTCTTGCTACCCCTTGAACCTTTAACAACACGGTAAAAGTTTTTGTTGTGCCAAAACTTATTGTAGCCACCACCGATTTTATTTTTTAGATCAAGTATTTCATACATGACTAATCATCTTCCGGAATATTATCAACAAACATCGGTATTTTGTGGTCGACTTCTTGTTTGTCTGTAAATAATTTGTGATGTCTACCTAACATCTCTAAGGCTTTGTTTTGGTCACTTATTTTAGGTGACTTAGTAACAAGTTGTATGTGTTCATCGTATACTAATTGCATTTTGCCAGTATCCGGATTCTCTTTATAGTCTCCAGTTTTTGTTACGACAGCTTCAACTTCCGTGTGTTCTCCTCTAGCTGTTCTAGTTAGCCTATACAACACTTCTTTACCTGACATAATATTCTCGTCAAAGAGTTTTGTTTCAACCTCCTTGATATAATTCTGAATTTCAACATTCTTCAACATACGCTGTCCTTGTGAGTACGCCGTCTTTTCGCTATATCCGGCATGCACAGCTGACTTAGTAGCATTGCCATAACATTCAGTACCAGGTATTGTATATACTTCTGCAAACAAACGTTGCTTTTTAGTTAATTTGTTCATTTCATTTACCACCAACTCTCGCGCTATACGCTTTTTAAAATTAAAAAAGGGATTGGCTATAATCAGCCAACCCACATAGATCCTTTATTCCTAATTGCGATAAGGGAAACGCAGTAAGATAGTCAATATCCTACACTATCATAATATCTCGTTATAGGTGTCAAAAACTGTCATTTTACTGTCAAATTTAGTATTCTCCTAATTCTTCGGCTAGTTTAGACACTATTTTCTTCTTGATTCTATGCGCTGTACTTTCAGAGATGTGTATGTCATAACAAACCGCAATCAAAGTCTTTTTATTAAAATAATACTCTTGAATGAATTCGCGTTCTTTCCTACTTGATGTGTTGATTATACGTTCAATCGCACTCTTAAACTCAAGAATTTTACCTCTTCGTATACTACAAAGATAATTAGTTACTGCCATTTCTGTTTTTGATGTATTAGATGGTACAAACTCCCCGCCTATATTTGTATCTGTTGGAATCCACGGTGTCATTATTTCACTTCTTAAATCTTCAAGTTGTTTATGATAATTAGGATAATCGCACAACTCGTCTTCTAATTTCCGAACTGTTGATAATTTTAATCCGTATTTCTTTTTAGTCATGAATACCCTCCGTACAAATATGTTTAATCTTCAAAATGTCTCAATCTACTTCTTAATATCTCTATCTCCCGCTCTTTAACTTTCACATCGCCTTTTAACTGTTCAGCTTGCAACATCACACCAAACAATAAGATGACTAGTAATATAATTGCTATGACTAACCACATCATCTACTCTGACACCTCCGCCCTCATCAAATCAGACTGATCGCTCAACTTTGCGAAGTCACTCGGCATCTCTACATCATCATTAGCCGTCATCATAATATATACTTGCTCCGTTACATACTTACCTAGCTCATACATCGCTAGTAAGAATAATAGTCTTAATATTTGTTTAGTCATCGTCTGCCTCCTCAACATTAATCCCAACTATATAACCTTTGTTCAATACAAGTTCTCTGCCATAATCTTTTTCTATCGTTAAATAGTCATCATCATTTCTAAAATCATCCAAAACAAATACTATTTCGTTAAATAATTCATCTTCATGTAATACCAAACTACTACCGTCATGTAATAAAATTCTCAGCTGATTCATTTCCCACGCTCCTCAATAAGTGTGATTGATTCAATCGTATCTGTTTTAATATACGTTGGTTGCTTGATTATAGTACTTGCGTAAATATAACCATTAAAACTCGTCATTCTTTCAACATATTTTTCAAAAGGTTCAGCTGTTTTTACAAAATAAACTCCACCTGAAATAGTTTTAATTTTAACATCCGTCATTTCCGACACTCCCTTATATTTTCAAACAACTGACCTAATTTAATAATTGCATCTCTTTTAACTTGTGCCTCGTACTTTTCTTTCGCTTCTTCTTTACTCTCTGCCTCAACAACTGTAAACGTCTGATTATCTCTAGCAGTAGTAAAATGTTCATGTGGTTGTCCTGTTGAATCTTTGAATGTTGTGACTAAGTATTGTGTCACTTCCCCAAAACCTCCTTGACTCGATCTAAGATGTCTTTACACTCCGCTACTTCCGAAGCCTTTTGCTCCACGTTCTGAAACACTCTCGAATTCCTCCACTTGCTTTAGTTCCGGTGTCCATATAGGCACGATAACCAATTGAGCTAGTTTGTCGCCTTTGTTGATTTTATATATCTTTCTAGCGCCTTCTCCTTCGTTTATATAATTACCTTTTATATCTAAAGTATTTACTAGTTTGTCGTCTAAATCTTCGTATAATGATGTTATGCCGTCATGCTCCATATCATTCTTGATATTAATCCCTAAATTACCATGATATCCCGCGTCTATCTTTCCTGTTTCAATCACTAAATACGTTTTACTACTTACACCACTACGGCTAGTTAATAGCCCGACATAGCCCTCTGGTATACTTACAGCTACATCTGTTTTAATCACTGCCTTTTCTTGCGGCTCAAGTACGACGGTTTCGGCTGAGAATATGTCATAACCTGCATCTGTCTTATGATTTCGTTCGGGCATTCTAGCGTCTTTTGATAATAGTTTCACTTGTAATGTGTTAGTCATTTTCCTGTGCCTCCTTGATTAAATGAATTGGTTTAACAACAAAGTCTATAAGACTAATAATAGATCCGTCAGATAACTTGTAATGCGTGTCTCTAATATCGCCAACAAGTTGTACAATTTCTAAAGTTGAATTTGTTTCTGGATTAAAAACCTTGTCTCCTACACTAATGCTCATTTTCCTATTCCTCCTCATATTTATAGACAACTTGACCTGCCATAATCCCTACTGCTTCATCAAGTTCAATACCTTCTTTAACTGAATGTTGAATAGCATTTGTCATTCCCTCAAGTATTTCATCAAACGCTTGTGCTTTCTTATACACGTCTTCAATCTCTTTTAGTAATCCCTCTGTGTCATTGCCGTTATACGCACTAGCACTTATAACGGACTGTTCGATTTGTTCGCGGTTATTCATTTGTGTCATCCTCCATAAAAATTTTATTGTTTAATTCCATTCCGAATTTAACTCTTTCATCATCGTTACCGAATTCGTTTATTAAATCTTTTTCAACGCTCTTGCAATACCTATCCCATGCGCTTGCTTTCTTCTCCAGTTCTTTGTTACAATCTCGTAACTTCGCTATATCCCCAATAAGCTCATCTCGTTGCTTCTTGTACTCTTCACGATCTTTTAATGCTTTGTGAAGTTTATCTAATAACTTGTTAGAGTTAGTACAAAGATTTTTATATTGTTCATCTGATAAGGTGAACGTCATCTCATAACCTCCAATAGCATCTCATTTTCAAAAATATTTCCAACAATTTCAATAATATCGTCATTTTCACTTAGTAATTCAGTTACATTGCTAAAAGTTATATAAAAGGCTCCTTCTTTAAACTCGATAAAACTTACTTCTCTCGAATAACAATCTTGAACAATATCCCCTTCATAAATCTCCACACCGTGCACATCTTTAAATCCTGTGTATTGTAATAGTTTTACTTCATTGAAACTTTTATAACCTGTTGAAATCAAAATGTACCCACTATTAAAATCGATTTCGTCAATAATACTCATAACTTTTTTATCTTTATCCCAAGCTTTAAATTTCAACATCATACTAGCAACTCCCCATCTTTCCAGATTAACGTCATAGTTAGGTCATCGTTTAAGATGTAGAATGCTTTGGTAGGAAAAAAATTGTCGTCTTCAAAACGTTCGTTCAAACTGATACCTTTGTGTAATAAGGAGTTATAGTCTCCTTCTTGAATCTCGAATAATTCAATCAACCTATCAACCTTAGTCTCTTCCGTTACTTCTTTTTCAATATCAACTATGAAGGGGATATCAATTGGAATAAAACTTGACGTCGAACACTTATTTGTATTTGGATGAAAACGAACGAATCCATCACTAAATCCTGTTGAAAAAAATATTTTTCCTTGTGATAGATCCGGATTTTCTCGCGCCCATTTAATTAATTCATCTAATCTCATTTCTTTTTTAACTTTGATTTTCATTGTTATATCTCCTCTTGAACAGTAAATTTATCGTTAATTGATACGTATCCAGTCACATTACATAAGATGCTATCAACATCAAAAGTCACACAACAGTTGCGTTCAACATCATTTGAATAGAATCTTTT